GATTAAGAATTGGCTTGGGGATAGTTCTGTAATATTTGCAGTCGCATACGCTGTACTGGCAATCTATATGTTCTTTGTAACGGATTGGGTTATCGGTATGCTATGTTTGGCGATTTCGTTCTGTAACTTGGCTCTGTTCTTGAAAAACAGACGGATAAAAAAGCTAACGAAAAGAAACAAGGAACTTTACGACCTTGCAGTGGACTGCAACGACAACGAGAAGGAAGCCATTCAGACTGTCCAGTGGGCTTATGATGAGCTTCAACTTGAAATGCAGCGACACAGACTGACATCATTACAGGGGATGATTTACAAGAATAAGGCTGACTTTATGCAACGTAAGAAGAGCCTCAGTCTGTTTCTTGAACACGACCAGTCGTATAGGGCTGTATATGAGCAGGAGGTGAAGCGACTCCACGGAATGATGGATGAAATCAAAAAGGAGGATGATAAGCAAAAAGAGAAGCCCAAGGAGTAACCCCTGGGCTTTTCTAATTTTTATCGGAGTTCACGTAATCTATTATCTTTCTTACGGCATCGTCGATTCTCTTCATATCGTATGAAATGTAATGATCCGTCACGTCAGCCCATGAGTGTCCGAGGCACAACGCTATGGTCTCTCTCGGTATCTCTAGCTCTGCTCCTATGCTTGCAAATGTATATCTTGCCGAATATACAACCACGTCCGGAAGTATAGGCTTTCCCATCTTTCTTCTTTTGCGTCCTGCCGCATCAGGATATACACCCATTGGTCCAAGCCTTTTCAGGTGTTTGCCCCATTTGCTGACAAACTTCACGTAGTCGTGCTCGTAGTCCAGGACATTCAGCAAGTATTTCTCGCCAGGGTATCTTGCAAATATCTTCTTCGCCTCCTCTGGGAGCGGTATGTCGTATAGCTTGTGGGTCTTTCGTCTCGTGTAGGCAATCCTTCCATTCTTTATGTTGTCCTTGGTTAGGTGCAGTAAATCTACAGGGTTGATCCCGCACAGGTAGAATGACAACATGAACAAATCTCTGTATATGCGTCTGTAAGGCTCGACTTCGCAATCCCTTAACTGCCTAAGCTGATCGACCGATATGTTTCTGATTGGTACTTTCTCGGACTTTATATGAAATTTCCTGAATGGATATTTTTCTGTAACCCCATCCGCGATAGCCTGGTTGAACACCGCTTTTATGTTGCGAAGGTGTATGGCTCTTCCATTAATTGCCGTGTTTCCGTCGTCGTACAGGAATTTCTCAAATTTCTCGAGCCATTCTAAGTCTATTGTGTTGAAAGTTGCGCTTGCGTCAAATCTCGACACCTTGGCCATCGTTAGGAGATATAGTTTCGCCGTGCTATCCGAACTCTTCTTGGCGAAGTCCTCCAGAAAGGACGTTATCGGTTTCATCTTCCTGTCAACTCCACCTAGGATACATCTAACCTCCTCTTTGACATTGTTGAACGATGCTTGCTCGTTGGATATTAGGTACTCATCTATCTTTACGAGCTTTCTGCCAAGAGCCAATGTCTTAACCTTGTAATTCGGCTCGCTTTCAGGAAATTCCCTCCCGGTGAACTTCGATGCCGAGTACAACCCTGTGGCAGCCTTGAACCGGCTTCCGCAATCCTCGAATATGAGAACCACAGGACTTTGTCCGTCCTGTCTCTTTTTTGTCGTGTCAACATAAACTCTGTACTTCATTATTGTTCCTTTCTTGTTTTGGTACCCATTTCGTACTCCGTTCACTAGAGACGGCATTGTTGGGGTACGAAATGGGGTACGGACAAACCCTTTAAAACCCCTTAAAACCCACCTCTTGTTCGTTTTATGACTGTATTTTTAATGCGTAAACACACGATATTCTTATGTGTAACACGCTGATTATTATTGTTTTAACAAAGGTGTGATATTCCGTCCCCTCTAACGTCATGAACACGTTTGCTAGAATTTGCAATCCGATAAATATCAGTATGTTATGCCGCATTTTTCTTGAAGGGGTGCGATTTTGGGTACGCTTGTTAAACTTATATTTATTCTTACTCACATATTTACCCACAAATGAGCCTACGTAGGCTCTAGATGGATGTCATTTTCTGTCCGCTTCCTCCCAGGTCGCAGGCACATCGTCGAACTTGCCCTTATTCTCTGTCTTAGGAGCGAACTTGTCTCTTATGGCGTGAACGTCATCGGTCATTCTCCAAACCTTGAAGAATAGCATGATTGACAACACTGCGCACACGAACATTATTATATACATTACACCTTCCATAATCGTAATTATTTAATGTTAGACTTCTATACCATTATCTGCGAGTATCTTTCTTAGGAGCTTTATCTCGCTGTCCTTGGACTTGATTATCTCGTCCTTGGCGTTGATGATCTGGATGAGCTGGGCATTCTTCTCCTTGAATGACTGCTCCTCTCGCTCGGACGCGCGATCTGTTCCGGTAGAAATGTTCTGACTATTGTCGCCAACGTTTCCTGTATTTATAAGTTGCGTCATTGGCAAACCGCCATGCTCGAAGGCTTCCTTTATTGATTCCTCCATCTTTTTATGTGCAGCGTCGCTCAAATGAAATATCATAGAATCGTTCATTCCGCCGCTACCGTATTTAAGCCAGCTATAACTAACCCCAAGGGAATTACATATCTTGCTTATTGTTCCCTCGGATATTGACAGCTTTCCACTTCGCATCTTACCGATGTTATTAGTTCCCGTAGCCTTCATAAAGGCATTTTCGCTCATCTTCTTAATCTTGATGAGGTAATCTAACCTTTCCTGTACCGAATTTAATGTTCCCATAATGCTTCTTAGTTTTAAATATGTAACTAAATCGACTCGAAACGTTAAAATTCGGTAATATACCGAAGTATTTTACCGAAACATTAGGTACTTTACCGAAGTTTTTGTACCTTTGCACTCGTTGACGGTCGAGTAACTAACAAAGCCGTTACAATCGGAGGCTTGTGCGACCGAAAGTACGTACTTTACATTGACACTGCAAATATACGACTTTTTTCGCACACCTCCAAATTTTAAACGATAAATTTAAGTAACTAAGATGAAAAAAGTTGCAAGAATAACAAAACAAGACATATTGGGCATCAAGCCAGGCAAGTTTGAAGTCTTCCTGCTTGAGTCCGCAAGGGCTGTTAGGTCGGCTGTAACATACGCTTATCAGCTCGCTCAGTATGAGGACTTACCGAAAGGAGTGCTGAAATACTCTACCTCGGCAGACTATAAGAACCATACGGCGATTATAACCGCTGTTCCTTGCGAGTAGAAACAATTAAAGTTGTAGGAGGTTAGTAGAATGGCGGACATTATCAAGAAAGAAACAATGACCTCGATTGAGATAGCAGAGGTTATAGGTAAAGAGCATAAGAATGTTATGCGTGATATTCGCAACATTCTTGGTCAAGGAGTTAACGGGCTCAATTTTGAGCCGGTTGAATATAAAGATAGAAAAGGCGAGGCTCGCCCAATGTATCGACTCACGAAGAAAGGTTGTATGATCCTCGCAAGCGGTTATGATGCTCTCCTTCGTGAGAAAATAATCGACCGTTGGGAAGAACTTGAGAGTAAGGTTCGTAAGAACGAGATTGTCATGCCGAACTTCTCAAACCCTGCCGAAGCAGCAAGAGCTTGGGCCGACCAATATGAGAAGAACCTTGTTTTAGAGGCTCATAACAAAGAGCTAAAAGAAGAAAATCAAGTTCTCGCTCCGAAGGGTGAATACTTTGATGATTTGGTTGAGCGAAATCTTCTTATGAATTTTACTGATGTTGCTAAGCAGCTGAATGTGAAACGTAAGACATTTATTGAATGGCTGATAAAAGATAAATTTGTCTATAGGGATCAAAAAAATCGCTTAAAGCCATATAAACAATACGCTCATACTTATTTCCATATAAACGACACAAAAGGGAAGTATAATGCTTGGGCGGGGAACCAGACGCTGATAACTCCAAAAGGAAAGGAGGCGTTTAGATTATTGTATGAGCGAAAAGGTGAGAATTTGTTGGAATTTAAGCAATAGCCTATGCCACCAAAGTATCACACAAAGGTCGGAATCGACGTGGTAGAGAAGGTTATCTCGTTGAAGGAGCAAGACCAGGAGTTCCTGACCAACAAGTCAATCCTGGCGTTTCTCGGCGGAGTAAGTAAGGACTTCGTGAAAGACCTCCGTGAGTCTGGCGAGCTGCCATATTATAAGGTACGCAATACCATATTATATAAAGTGGCTGACGTGAGGAAAATGATTGAAAGAAACAAGGTTGTTTAGGTTGTAAGATTGTTTGAAAGTTATTATAGGTGGCTTCATATGTCCGTGAGGATATGTTGTAAGTATTTTTATTCTAAGTTTACTCCCCATAGCGATGGGATTGGGGCGTTGTTAGTTGCATTTCTTCGCCCCGCAAGGACGCATAGCTCAGTGGAAGAGCAGTTTCCTCCTAAGAAACAGGTCGCAGGTTCGAATCCTGCTGCGTTCACCGATTGAAAGCGAGGAAAAGTTCTTTGACATATTGAATATGCACAGAAAGTATGCGTGTAGAAAGTAACATCACGAGACTAACAATCCATGACGGTGTGAAAGGACGCACGTAATATGAAAGACGAGTTATTAATCCTGCCAAGCGGACAAAGCAAACCTAATATGCTTCGCTTGTTGAGGAGTCTCGCCAAATGTTGGTTTCAGCATTTGAGTCTGATGTGCGACTGGTAGGCTTCAACGCTTAGTGGTTCGACGACTATAAGCACACAACATAACGGAATTTAGGATATGTTATGAATAATGAAAGGACGGGATGAAAGGACGGAAACGAGAAAAGGATAAATTTTCTTCTCATATAATAAAAAAAGAGGCGTGTGGTGTAATTGGTGCACAGCGACAACCAATGATACCGATCTTATCGTCGCAGGTGGCTATTCGTTTAGCCTTCGCCTCCTATGACAATATTGGTTATAAGTTTATATATAATAGTTGCATATTATTCGTGAGGATAGAGTGTAATTTCAAAAAAGTCTTTTCGCTAAGGTGGATATTAATGGTTATTGTATATCTGGAGTCGTTCAACGCCTAAGAAGCGGATGCGATCACTGTTTGAATGGCGCATCGGGAAGGACGGCGGTATATCCGCCAGATGCAGGTTCGAGTCCTGTCTCCAGAACAAGGCTGATTTTTCTTTTTTCATGGAACTTATGTAATATTTAATGTTTTTGTTTTACACCTCTTGCCTATGAAGACAGGAGGTTTTCAGGTGGGTTGGCAGAGCGGTAATGCAGCACATTGCTAACGTGTAAGTCGTAAACGATTCGTAGGTTCGATCCCTACACCCACCGCGCCATATTGTTTAGATATTTATTGGTTGATACTAAGTCTCACGTGTCGAAGCCGTCCTGCCCTAGCGTGAGAGGGAGGATTGCAAACCCGGTAATAGGACGGCTTCATTTTTTTTATTCTTACAAAGATGAAAGCAATATACAACATAAGAGTCCGAAAGGAGAACGTGAACGAGATATTGAAGCTCGAATGCGTTAGAAACGTCGAGCAATTTCCGGACGGAAGGATAATAGTCTATCTGAAACAAGAGTTCACGGACGGAAAGACCGAAGTGAACAAGGACGAGTACATCGTCAGGTGGGAGAACGGAAAGTACCAGAGATACGGTGCGACCGCTTTTATGAATCTATACAAGAACCCGAACAAGGAGGCGGGCAAGCAATGGTTAGAGTGATGCAACACAAGTATTCAGCCGATGGAGTTGAATACGACAGTCGTGAGGAATACCTGTATCATTACTTTCTCCTCACGTCTCCAAACGTAAGCTGCATACATCGTCAAGTGAGGATAAACCTCATCAAGCCGATATGGATGCTAAAACCAAAGCAGCTAAAGACGAAAGTAAGATACGATCGGAGGCTCATGATCAACGGGCACAGTTACACCGCAGACTTTGTCTTCTTTGAGAACGGAAGGTTAATCGTCTGCGACGTGAAGTCCAAGTACACCCACAGCCTTCGGGAGTTCAGAATTACCGCCAAGGCTTGTGTGTCACGCATAATGGCACATAACAAGAAGCGTCATGGTGGAGAGCCTTTCGTGGTGTTCCGTGAGGCGATTCACATCAAGAAGAACGAATGGAAAATAATAGACTATCCTCCATTTGATTGTTCTATTATATAATAAGGTATGAAGACAATTTTTTATTTTTCTTATTTTATTGGTTTGATAGCTGTTGTTGTGGCAGTGGAGAGCATCAATCTCTGCTGCCATCTTCTATTCGGCAAGAAACCAATCAAAGTTTTTGAACTATGAGTATATATTTTTTCAGTTTCCTCGCCACCTGTCTGATATTCATCGTTGGTGCGGCATTCGCACAGATGATAGGCATCGGCGAGGACGGAGATAAGTAACATATTGTTTAATTAAATTCATAAGATTATGGCAGAATTAAAATTACATTCCTCAAAATTCTTCGAGGTTCAGCTTGCGATGCAAGAGACGCAGGAGGATGGAGTGGAGAAGATGGTGAAGAAAAACATCGTTGTGGATGCCTTGTCGTTTGGAGAGGCAGAGAAGAAAGCCTTCGAGGAAATGAGTTATTATGCAAGCGGCGAGTTGAAAATAGTAAACATCAATCCTGCTTCATACGGCGAGGTTTACACATCTGACGATGAGAAGGACGATAAGTTCTACAAGTGCAAGTTGTCTTTCATTACCATTGACGAGAAAACAGAGAAAGAGAAGAAATCAAAAGTAACGTATCTCGTACAGGCAGGTTCGACCAATAAGGCTCAGTCTTACATCGACAACTACGTAATGAAAGGTTCGATGCTCGACTATGAGACTTGCTCAATCTCTGATACTCCTATCTTCGATTGCTTCTTCCACTCTTCTGACTCAGAAAAGAAAGAAGCGGATGAGTAGAGTAGGACAGATTATCGCCAATATGCCCGAAAAGATGGCAAAGGCGGTTCTCCACCACGCTTGCCTTATGGAGCTTGACAGGGACAAGGTACTAGCCCTGCAAGCGAAGAGCGTGTATCTTAACTTTCAAGAGGGCGAGGGACGAATGCTTGATGCTGTCCCTCACTACTACGACCGACCCGACGGAAAGGGAGGCACTACAATGGTGGAAACATATTTCAGATACATAAACAAGGTTCATTAATCTATTCTCACTATGAACAGAAGTCAGCTAAACCCATTCTACAAGCATTCCTGCCACGATTGCCTTTTGCTTGGCTTGTGTGGCAACCCAAAGGCTCGTAGGTTCACGGACTACTGTTGCAGTAACTGGGAATATAGGTACGAGTAAATAACTTTTTAAAAAATAGATAATGACAACACAAGTTACAACGCAGCAACAAAATACTGGTATGTCGTTGGGAGAGTTGATGCACTCTCCTGCCGTTGTTGGTAAACTTAACGAGGTTTGGAATAGCCCACAGATGGCTAACAGCTTTATGAGTTCGGTTATCAGTGTAGCCAACGGAAACCCACAACTTCGCAACGCAGAGCCAATGAGCATTATCGGAGCAGCGATGGTTGCAGCCACGATGCAGTTGCAGGTTATCCCTACATTGGGTCAGTGCTACATCATCCCTTACGGAAAGAAGGCACAGTTTCAAATTGGCTAAACCAAAAGTTATGGTCAAGTAAAATCTCGTGAACGTAAGAAAAAACGGTGTCATACTATGTATGGCTAACGGTGAAACCCTCCAATAAAGGGCAATACCGTGCTTTAATATTTTTAAACAATGATTGGTATTTATTCTTTAACTAATAATATTACAGGGGATATATACGTCGGGCAAAGTGTGGATTTACATCGTAGAATGATGGAGCACAGATGTCCTTGTAGCACCAAAGGGAATAGGCTTATCTGTAGAGCTTTAAAAAAATACGGATTTGGGAATTTCACATTTTCGGTTTTAGAGGAATGCCAAAAAGAAGAGCTTGATTCAAAGGAAATTTTCTGGATAAACAAACTTTCTGCATCTTATAATATGACTATTGGAGGCAAGGGCTCTAAAGGTTATCATCCTTCCGACAATGAACGTGCTTATCTTGCAAAGTGCGCACGAGCACAGTGGGAAAGAAAAACCGATAAAGAGAAGAAAGTCAAGTTAGCACAACTTACTGGACCAAAAATCGGACATTCGGTAAGCGAAGAAACACGTCAAAAACTGAGGGTAGCAAATCTTGGAAAGAAACATACTTTTGAGTCAAGAATAAAAATATCGAAAGCTAATAAAGGAAAAATTCCGCATCCTCCTATTTATAAAGCCATTTATGGGTACACAGAGGATGAATTTAGCTTTTGCTATTTCCGCTCTATAAAAGATGCAGCAGAACATTTTCAATGTGGGAACGACAGGCTCTGTAAGGCTCTTAAAGGAGTTAGAAAACATTTTCGAGGATTTGTTTGGAAATATTGGAGTGTAGAGACTATCGGTGATGAGTGTAACCGAGTAGGCGTGGATTTATCACACGCCCAAGTGCGAGACACCTGTAATGGTGAAGAGATAGTCCACTCCACTGAAATGGTAAATCGGTGGGTTAGTGATTTAGGTTTATTGCAACTTTGCCAACGCAGCGGTCAATTCAAGAAGATTCTTGCAGCTCCAGTCCACGAAGGTGAGTATATTTCGGGTGACGAGTTCGACGAAGATTACGTTTTCGACAAGAAACAAAAGAAGTCTGACAAGGTTATCGGCTATATGGCTAAGTTCGAGCTTCTGAATGGCTTTACAAAGGTTGCTTATTGGGATATTGACAAGGTTAAGGCTCACGCAACAAAGTTCAGCCAAGCCTTCCGTGCTGGTTTCAATTCCCCATGGAAATCAGATTTTGATGCTATGGCGCAAAAGACGGTTCTCAAATCAATATTGAAATTTGCACCTAAGTCCATTGAAATGCAGAACGCTGTTACTTTCGACCAAGCTGTAATCAACACCAACACGTCAGACGTCCAAGACTTGGATATTGATGCTTTCGCTCCTGAGTATGTTGACAACCTTGAAAGCGAGAAGAAAGAAAATCTCGCTGCCAAAGCTGCCGAGGCTGCAAAGGCTGATGCAGCGGCTAAGAAGGAGGAAGGCAAATGATAGCAGAGGGTATTGAGCAACGTTCGTTGGAATGGTTTCGTAGTCGCATCGGTTCAATTTGTGGGAGCAAGGTAGCCGACATTATGAAGTCTGGTCGCAAGAAAGATGAAGTTTGGAGTGACACGGCTAAGTCGTATCTTATGCAGGTCGCAGCCGAACGCCTCTTTAATCCCGATTTCTTGAATGACGATGATGCCTTCCAAGACTACCTCGACCAAACATCTTTCACCACCAAGGCGATGCAGTGGGGATCGGAACAGGAAGATGAAGCACTTAGGCTTTTTCAGAATATGGAATTTCCAGAAAGCGAGATTGTAGAGCTTTCTTCCTGCAAGCACGACACGATACCTCATTTCGCCGCAAGTCCTGATGGTGCAATATATGGTCGTGATGGTAAGGATATTCGCATTCTTGAAGTCAAGTGTCCGAACCTCAATACTTACATGAAGTACCGTACTTATATCCACGATGCAGCCTCACTCAAAGACACAGAGCCGAAGTACTATTGGCAGATGATGGCTGAAATGAGCTGCACCAACGCTAAGTCGGGTATCTTTATAACGTATTGCCCTTGGCTATC